AGAAGGGTTGGGCGGGATACTGGTTGCTCACGGCTAAGTCCAACTCGGCGCCGAAGTTGCGCGACACGCGCAATGTGCCACTCGATCCGAAGGTGCGCGTGTTTGGCGGTGACGAGATTATCGCGGCGATTGCGCTGGGTCCGTACAAGGAAGCCGTGCAAGGCAAGGCGGGCGCCGGCGTCTATTTGAACGCCGTAATGCTGGTCAAGAAGAATGCGCCGGGCGATGTCGATGCGATGTTCGACGAGGAAGAAATTGAGGGCGGCTTTATCAACGAGACGGACGCCCCCGAACTAGAGGCCCTCATCGGCCTGGGCAATGCGCCCGACAAAACTGGCGGGTTAAATGGCGACTTCGAGTAACAGCCAAACAATCGCGGGACTAGTTGCGGCGGTGGCGGCGGCGGCTAAGGCCGCTTCCGTTTCCTTTGTACTTACGACCGCTCCGACGCCGGCCGCTAGGCCCCGCGTAGGACGATGGGGAACATACTACCCGAAGTCATATACGACGTGGCGGAAGGAAGCCGAGCCGCAAGTTACGCGCGGCGCTGAGTTCTACGCCAAGGGCACCCCCCTGATTGTGATTGTCGAAACGATCGCGCGTCGGCCCCGCACTAGCGTCCGGGAATGGCCGCGCGGGGATGTAGACAACTTCGCGAAGGGGCCTTTGGACATTATCACGAAAAGCGCTAAGCGGTGGGAAGACGACGATCAGGTTATCGCTCTTCTTGCCACGAAGCGCTTTGCCGAATCCGGCGAAGAGCCGCGGAGTATAGTCCACATAATTCCAACCTAGGAGAAGATCATGGCCTATTCCGATACGCGTACGTTTAAGTTCGACGGCAACGAGCACCACGCCGGCGGTATGACGCCCCAGGCTGAGCTGGTCCTCGATGTACTTTTGCGCGACGGCCGCATCACGCGGCTGAATGCCATGCACTACGGCATCTCCAACTTGACGGCCCGTATCGCTGAACTTCGCGATGTATTCTACGACGGCCCACTCGACGTGTTCTGTAGCGAGAAATACGATCTAGACAAGCGACGTTATGGTACCTGGACGATCGGATACAAAGGCACCGCCCTTCTACACAACGTCCAGCGCGCACGTGCTTGAGGTAGAGGGAAACACAGAGGCCGCCCTGGAGGCAATATTTCGGGGCGGCCTCTCCACGGCAGCCCGATACTCTCGCGATCCCGGGTTTGCCCCGCGCGCATATTGTGACGCGCTGTGTCCCTGGGCGGCCAATACCCCCGCTGGTGCCATCCGCGCCCGCGTGTGGAGGGCCGGGTTCTTGTGGGCGCCCACTAAGCCCACTTTGTAGTCCTTTTTTCATTGGAGAAAATCATGTGTACCGCGATGGTGGCCGCACGCCCGCGCCTTGGAATCACGCTCCGCTTTGGCGGGGGGCACAACAAGCTTGAAACAGTGGACGGCGCCACGTTCGACATGAGCGACATGCCCGAGGCGGACGTGTCCAAGCTGCGCAAGATCACGGTGGCGCTCTACGCCGCGCACCTCGCCAAGGATCGGGTTCGCCCGTGACGCCGGCGGCCGCCGTCTGCGTCGGCAAGGAACCGTGCCCCAAGTGCCGATCGCGCGACAACCTAGCCCGGTACACCGACGGCCACGGCTACTGCTTCGGATGCGGGCACTATGAAACCGGCGGCTCAAGAGAAGCAACCTCAAGAATAATGGAGGCGCGTGTGGCTGGCTTGCTCATTACCGACGTGGAGGTCTCGGCGCTTCCAACGCGCAAACTTCGAGAAGATACGTGCCGGAAATACGGCTATGGAATTGGAACCTACAACGGCGCTCCCGCCCAGGTGGCGCCTTACTACAACGCCCGCGGCTCGCTGGTTGCGCAAAAGGTGCGCATGCCCAACAAGAAGTTTGTCACGTTGGGCGACTTCACGAGCGCCGCCTTGTTCGGTCAAAACTTGTGGCGCAACGACGGTGGCAAGCGTCTAGTTGTAACGGAGGGCGAGATAGACGCCATGTCCGTGGCGCAAGCGCTGAACCTCACGTGGCCGGTGGTTAGTGTGCCGAGCGGGGCGATGGGCGCCGCGAAGGCCATAGCTGCTAACTTGGAGTTTGTGAACGGCTTTGAGGAAGTCGTTTTCATGTTTGACATGGACGCTCCAGGACAGGAAGCCGCCACCGCGTGCGCGGCGCTTCTATCTCCGGGGCGCGCGAAGATCGCGACGTTGCCTCTGAAAGACGCGAACGAGATGCTAAAGGCCGACCGCATCAAAGAGATAAACACCGCCGTCTGGGAGGCCCGCGTAGTGCGACCCGACGGAATCGTGAGCGGCGCTGAACTCTGGGAAGCCGTTAGTAAGAATCTGGAAGTTGGCATTCCTTATCCGTGGTCCGCGCTCAACGAAAAGCTCTATGGCCTTCGACGCGGCGAACTTGTAACCCTTTCGGCAGGGACCGGGGTTGGAAAGAGCGCCGTCTGCGCCGAGCTGGCCTATCACTTGGCCATGACGCACGGGCTGAAGGTGGGCTATATCGCGCTTGAAGAAAGCGTGGCAAGCGCCGCGCTCCGGTTCATGTCGATCCACGTGGACAAGCCACTCCACCTCCCGGCTCACGGCGTTAGCGATGCCGATAAACAAAAGGCATTCGCGGACACTCTGGGAACGGGGCGGGTTTTCTTCTACGACCATTTCGGATCGATAGACAGCCCGAACCTGCTCAACAAGATGCGCTATATGGTCCGCGCGCTTGGTTGCGACTTCCTTGTTCTGGATCACCTGTCTATCGTCGTGTCCGGGATGGAGTTGGACGGCGACGAACGGCGCATGCTTGATTTTACAATGACTGCGCTTGTGTCCCTGGTCCAAGAGGTCAATTGCGGGATGCTACTTGTGTCGCACTTGAGCCGACCCAAAGGCACCGCCCACGAAGAGGGCGGGCAAACCTCCCTATCCCAATTGCGCGGCTCTGCTGCAATTGGACAATTGTCGCATGCGGTGATCGGACTGGAGCGTAATCAACAGGCCGAAACAGAAGAAGCGCGCAACACGACATTCTTGCGCGTTCTCAAGAATAGGTATGCGGGCATCACCGGAATCGGTGCGGCCCTACGCTACAGCAGGAATACCGGGCGCCTCGCGGAAGTGCAGTTCGCGGAGAGTGAGGATGGCCTAGTGGCTCAAATAGGAGAAGTTAATGTTGACATATGAAGCGACCCAGAAGACCGAAGCGAAGCGGGAGAAAGAACGCGCGCGCAGCGCCAAGTACAGAGCCGAGAACCCAGAGAAGTACCACGCGTATGCTGCCAAGTATAGAGCCAAGAACACAGAGAAAGTCCGCGCGCGCCGCGTCAAGTACAGAGCCGAGAACCTAGAGAAAGAACGCGCGCGCCACGCCAAGTATAAAGCCCAGAACCCAGAGAAAATCCGCGCGTACCTCGCCAAGTACAGAGCCGAGAACCCCGAGAAGCACCGCGCGGCTGGCGCCAAGTACAGAGCCGAGATGCAAGAAGCCTCCCCACGACTTTGGGCGTACACGCAAAAAAAGGCGGGCGCGAAGAAGCTCGGAATCGCGTTTACTATTGGGCCGGATGATTTTTCTTGGCCGTCGCACTGCCCGGCTCTTGGAATACAACTGAATTCCGGTGGGTCTCGGGATAACACGCCGTCTTTCGACCGCATCGACCCCCGATACGGATACGTCCCTGGAAATGTGGTTGTGGTTTCAATGCGCGCAAACCGAATGAAGTCGGATGCGTCGGCCGCCGAACTACAAGCCCTTGCCCTTTTTTACAAACGGATGGAGGAAGCCCATGTCAAAACGTGATGCAGCCCTGAAGGCCGACGCCCAACTGGAGACGCTCCGCGCGGATCTAACCAAGTCGAATGGAACCCGCGAGGCGCTGCAAGCACTCGCGAACTTTTACGACAGGTGGCGAAAGATGTCATCCATTGCGGCCGACGACCCCGTGGTTGCGGCCGAACGCCTCTGGATGTTCGCCCGCAAGAAACATAGCGCTCTGGCGGCTGGCGTGGAGTTCACCCTCCAATTGTACGACTTTGATTTCCCGGCGAGATGCCCGGTGTTTGATACACCGATGCGGCTGGGCGGGCCTATAAACGACGCGCCGACCTTGAGCCGCCTTAACTCCAGCCTCGGCTACGTGCCCGGAAATGTAGTTGTAGTGTCGCGCCGCGCCGCCCGAATGAAGGGGGATGCCGGCTGGTGGGAACTGCGAGAGGTCTCGGAGTTCTATCGCCGTCTGGCGCAGGCACGCCGCTAATTCACACCCTACCGAAGGAGACACGGCATGCGCATCGTAGCCTATGATCTGGAAACGAATGGCCTTCTTCCGGCCCTGGACCGCATACACTTGCTTGTTGCGAAGGTTCTGGGCGAGGATGCGGATGTCCGTGTATATTCTGACAACCCCGAGTTTGGGCCGGCCGGCACCATCCGCGCCGGCCACGAGCTGTTGCTCAGTGCCGACTTGCTGGTGGCACACAACGCCATCAATTTTGATATCTTCGCTCTCGCCAAGCTGGGCATGGCGCTGGACCCGGCCCGGCATTTCGATACCCTAGTCGCCGCGCGGCTGTTGGACCCCGAGCGCCGCGAGAACTCTCTAGAGGCCTGGGGTGCTACGCTCGGGTGCCCCAAGGGCGCCTATGCCGGCGACTTCCAGACCCTTGACGCCCCCATGCGGGACTACGCTATCCAAGATGTCGTCGTCCTGGAGCGCTTGTACACACATCTCCGCGCGGCTTTTGCCGTCTGGAAAAACCACGGCAAGGCCGCGCTCGCGGTGGAACACAGCTTCGCCTGGGTGATCGCCTTGACGATGCGCAATGGTTTCGGCCTGGACGTCGCACGCGCACGCGACGCGCTTGGAACCTATACGCAGGAGCGCCACGAAGTAGCCGAGGCCCTCATCGCGGCATTCGGTCCGCTGTATGTTCCTGGCGGCGCCTTAGTGCCTAAACGCAGCGACCCGAAAAAGAACCGCACGGCCGGCGCGGCGCTGTCGAAGGTCAAGCTTGTGGAGTTCAATCCGGCTTCCCGCGAGCATATCGCGACAAAGTTGAAGGCTAAGTATGGCTGGAAGCCGCTTCAGTTCACCGAGCACGGCTCTGCTAAGATCGACGAGGCCGTCATCTCTACTCTCACCTTCCCCGAGGCGGCCCTACTGTCTCGATACTTCCGCTTGGCTAAGCTGATAGGGCAACTCGACGGCGAACCTCGCGCCGGCGGCGGCGGCGGCTGGCTAAGGCACGTCGATTCTAATAACGTTGTGCGTGGCTACATCAACTCGTGCGGCGCCGTTACGGGACGTTGCACGCACTCCCGCCCGAATGTTGCGCAGGCGGACAAGGCCGTAGCGATGCGCGCTTGCTGGGTCCCGACGCGGCCCGGCTGGGTCCTGGTGGGGATCGACGCCGAGGGCCTAGAACTGCGCATGCTCGGGCACTACCTGGGCCGGTACGACGGCGGCGCCTTCGCCCGCGCGATCGTGGAGGGGAAGCAAGCGGACGGCACTGATGCGCACTCCGTGACACGCAAGCTCACCAGCTTGCACCTGCGCAACAGCGCGAAGACGTTGATCTACGCGCTCATCTACGGGGCCGGCGACGAAAAGCTCGGGAAGATCATCCGCAACGACGCGGCCGACGCCAAGCAGCCCCCGCCCCCGGGAACCCTAGGCGCCCTTGGGAAAGCCGCGCGCTCCCGCGTGGAGGCCGGTATCGCCGGCTTCCGCAATTTGAAGCTCGCCCTTCTAAACAAAGTGCAGCTTGACGGGTGGGTGTCGGGGGTGGACGGCCGGCGCTTGCATATCCGTGCGGCCTATTCCGCGCTTAACACCCTGCTCCAGAGCGGCGGCGCGGTGTTGATGAAGCTGGCCGCGGCGGAATTCTACGCGATCAATCGGGAAACGTACGGCGTCGACTGGGCGTTCTGCGCGAATGTCCATGACGAGGTGCAAATTGAGGCGCGCACTCTCGAGATTGCCCGGCGGGTCGGGGCGGAGTTTGCAGTATGCATAAAGACGGCCGGAGAGCGCTTAGAGTTGCGGTGCACCTTCTCCGGGAAGTTTGATACAGGGGCCAACTGGTCCGAAACCCATTAACAAAGAGGATTTCGAAATGAACACTTCTGTAAAAATTCTGAGTGACCACGCATGTCTTGGAAACATTGCGCCCGTCATCCGGGACGTCGAGGAAGCCGTGGCGTATGTGCGCCTTGTCTTGGGCGACTTGGCTCCCGAGGCGTTTGTCCAGATTATGGCGACCGTCCGCCCGGAGGTTCTCGACGCCGTGAAGACGATTATCAAGGCGTGCTTCGGGGTGGGTGTCTAATGTACTGGACCCTTCGCCACCTCTGGCTGGCCGTCCCCGTCCTTGCACACGATGCCCACGCCGCATTCTGGCGCGGCGTGGGGGGCGCCGCCCACCGCCTCCACAAGTTCGCAGCCGGCGTTGCCCACCGCGCCCGATGGGCCGGAAACGCGGCGCACCGCCGACGCTTTCCATGAGGACCGCCCTGATCGATGCCGATATCATTGTGTTCCGCGCGGCATCCACACGCGGCGCTAACATTGACTGGGAAGCTCCGGGATTCGAGGCCCCGGAGGCCCCATGTACTCTCGACGAGGCTGTAGATGCCGCGCAGCTCCTAATTGCCGATTGGGTCAAGGGCGCGCGTTGCGACAAGGTGATCCTGTGCTTCTCGGATCCAGCGCCCCGATCGTCCTTCAGGTACTCCATATTCGGCGCGTACAAGAGCAACCGCAAAGTAGACGCCACCACCGGGCTTAGTGCCAAGCCCCCTACATACTGGCCCCTAGTGGCCGCGCTTCAGCAGGACTACGAGTGTCTGACGCTGCCTCGTTTAGAAGCCGACGACGTAATGGGCATCTACGCATCTCGCGCCCCCGCCGAGTTCGTCATTGTGTCTATGGACAAGGACATGTTGACCATTCCGGCCCGGGTGTTCCTGCCGCATAAGATGCAGCGCCCCGCGTTGATCTCGCAGTTCGCTGCGTTCGTTTCCTGGATGACGCAGACGTTACAGGGGGATCCCACGGACGGCTACCCCGGTTGTCCCGGAGTTGGCCCTAAAGGCGCGGCCGCTCTGATCGAGGGGGCGGCTGGAGACGTTGCCCACATCTGGGAGGCTGTTGCGGCAAAGTACATCGAGAAGGGTAGGACTATAGAGGACGCTATCACAAATGCGCGCTGTGCTAGAATTCTGCGCGCTACCGACTTCAACCCAGTAACGGGAGAATTAAGATTATGGCACCCTACATCTCCGGTATGGATACACCCTACGAAGCTCCCCGTTTAGTCGCGCTGTGCGCAAGCTCCATGGGAAGCGGCAAATCTGAAGTAGCTTCAATTCTACGCGATCATGGATACCATAGCGTAAAGCTGGCGGCGCCTGTCAAGGCCCTAACGCGCGCCTTCTTCAAGGCGTGCGGCGTCGCGGGCCACAAGCTCGACGACATGGTGGACGGCGACTTGAAGGAAACCCCCTGCGCCATCACCCCCTACCGGGCCATCTCGCCCCGCGTAGTCATGCAAACTCTAGGAACGGAATGGGGGCGCGGCATCATTCACCCGGACATCTGGGCGGATCTATGCGCGGAACATATTGACCGCATCTTGGATAGCGGTTACCGCGTTGTAGTGGACGACCTACGCTATCCAAACGAATGGCGCATGCTCAAGACATTCGGGGCGTTTGTCATGAACCTCCACCGCCCAGGCGCCCAGCCACTGAACGATCACCCAAGCGAGGGGGCGCTCACCGCCGAACATTTTGATTGCACCCTTGAAAACGACTCTAATCTCGTGATGCTCCGGTGGCGCGTTTGCGCCACCTTGCGACTGGAGGGATAGTAGATGCTCAGTGAGCGCGAACTGCCGTTGGCCCAACTCGTAACGCACGCGGTGCCCGAGAGGGTGACTATCGGGTGCGTGCCGTATCGCATTGTACTCGTCACCGCCGCGGTTGCCGCGAGCGACGGATATCGCGCCCGGATCGACCACGATAGTCAGGTCATATGGCTCAAGGAAAGCATGCGGCCGGCCTTCGCGGCTGACTGCCTTGTGCACGAAATCCTGCACGGCTGCTACCAGCACTTCGGGATCGCCGAACGCCGGCGCGAAGAGTACACGGTTAACGCCCTTGCCGCGTGCCTTTGTGCCGTCCTGTCCAACAACCCCGAGATCCTCGCCTGGATTGCGTGGGCGCTGGACAGCTCGCACAATCACCGCTCCTATTGACCGAAGGAATTTCCATGCCCAAGCGCATCATCCCCGTAAGCTACGTCACGCTGGCCGTCTCATCCGACAGTGGCGGCCCACCGCCCATGTCTTTCGACCTTATCAAAGAGCTTGATATAGCTTACCCGCCGCTCTGCATCCTGCCAGGACAGAGCGTTGAGGAAGCGCACCGCTACGCGGGAAAGCGCGAAATGGTGGACGAGCTACTCGCGTGGTTCGCCTCGGATAAGGAGGCCGAGTGATCCATTTCGAGACCGAGCTGGACGCGCTCGAAGTGCAGAAGTACATCGAGCGCGAGCCGGGCTTTCCCTACGCGTGGAGTGTTGCAGGCCTGAGGGCTTGCACGCTTCTCCGCGTGCTCAACGATCAACAGCGCATTGGCTACTGCTGGTTCAACCAGCTCCCCGAGCCGGGCGATACAGTTCAGTTCCACGCGTGCATTTCCTTTGACTGGTGCGGGCGGTGGATGACCCGCCGTTCCCTGCGCCAGCTTCTCGACATCGGGAAGAAGCGCGGCATACGCGCGGTAGTTTCCAGTGCTCATGAGGCATGGGTGGCCAATATTTGGCAACGGATGGGCGCCAGAATAGTGGGGCCGTTCGCAATCTTTACGATAGACGAGGCCAAACATGGTATTTCTAGGCGGCGCTCCGAAGATGAAGCAGCCCACCACGGATCCAGTTGAGCCGACCATTCACAAGGACGAAGAGGCTGAGGCCCGCCTGAAGGCTGGGCAAGAGGCCAAGAAAGAGAAGAAGCGGCTCATGAGGCATGGGTGGCCAATATTTGGCAACGGATGGGCGCCATAATAGTGGGGCCGTTCGCAATCTTTACGATAGACGAGGACAAACATGGGATTTCTAGTATCCCCTCCGAAGATGAAGCAGCAGCCCACCCCGGCTCCAGTTGAGCCGACCATTCACAAGGACGAAGAGGCTGAGGCCCGCCTTAAGGCTGGGCAAGAGGCCGAGAAAGAGAAGAAGCGGCGGGGCCGCACGTCGACGCGAAGTGACCTAGGCGGCATCGCCGGCGTCGGCTCTGGAATCGCTATCTCGTAATGGCGATGACCGCGCGCTCCCGCTACGAACAACTAAAGCCGCGCCGCGAGCCGTTCCTATTGCGCGCGCGCGAGTTCTCCAAGCTCACGCTTCCGTCGCTCTACCCTTCGGAGGGCATGCGCAACGGCGAATATCAGTTCGAGGCATACCAGGGACTGGGCGCGCGGGGCGTAATCAACCTGTCAAGCCGCCTGTTATTGGCGCTTCTCCCCGCCGGCCAATCGCTATTCCGCTTTACCGTCCCCCCCGAGGTTCTGGTCAAGACGGAAGATATGTCCATTCCAAAGGACATCGAGCTGGGTTTCACGAAGGCCGAGCGACTGGTGTCGTCCGAGATCGAGCGCAGCGGGTGGCGCCAGCCAACTAACTTGCTCTTGCAGCTCCTGATGGTAGGTGGCAGTGCCGCCGAGTATCTGACCCCCGAGAACACGCTCCGCATCTTCCGGCTGGACCAATTCGTTGTGGTGCGCGATACCGCCGGCAACCTGACAGAGGCCGTGCTAGAGGAAAAAGTTTCCCCGCTCGCGCTCCCCCCAGAGCTACAAAAGTCCATCCCCCCGAAGCTATTGGAAGACCCTACCGCCCAGGTCGAGGTTTATACGTGGCTCACGCTGGGACCATCGGGCGTCTGGAAGCGGCACCAAGAGATCCTGGACAAGCGCATCGCCGGGACCGAGGGCACGTACAAAGTCAACCCCTACAATTTCTATCGCTGGTCCTGGATTCCGGAAGAGGACTACGGGCGCGGGAAGATCGAAGAGCATTACGCCGACCTTCGTTCCCTAGAGGGCCTGGAAAAGGCCGTCCTAGAAGGCAGCGCTATGGCCGCCCGCAATATCATCACGGTGCGCCCGAACGCCACGGGGGGCAACCTGAAGCAACGCATTACGAAGGCCCGTAACGGCGACGTCATCATTGCGAACCCCGAAGACCTCTCCATGCTCCGTTTCGATAACGTGGCAGGCATGCAGATTGTCTCACAGCACCTCACCGTTAAGACGCAAGAGGTTGCCGCCGCGTTCCTGCTGAACAGCGCCATGCGCCGCGACGCCGAGCGCGTCACAGCGTACGAGCTACAGCTCATGGCCGAGGAACTAGAGGGCACTCTAGGGGGCGTCTACTCCATGCTCTCGCAGGACATGCAGCGCTCGCGCATCCAGCGGCTGCTTATGCAGATGCAGGACAGCGGGAAGCTTCCGGAGTGGCCGGAGGGCACCGTCGAGCCTGTCATCACAACCGGCCTTGAGGCGCTTGGCCGCCAGCGCGACCTAGTTAGGGTCAAGACCGCCGGGGAGTTTGTCGCATCGCTCGGCCCCGAGGCGCAAGAATACGTCAAGCTCCCCGTACTTCTGGCCCGCGCCTTTGCGGCGCTGGAAATGCCGGACGCGATACGCACGGACGAAGAAGTGTCCGCGCGGCACCAGCAGCGCGAAATGGCCGCCGCCGCCGCCACATCGGCCGGCAATGTGGCCACCGCCGCCGGGGAAGCTGCGCTAGCCACCCCGCAAGAGTCGCCCTCGCCCAGCCCCGTTTAACGCGGGCCGCGTTATGGCCGTCTTGCCGCCCCGCCCCGCCGCGTTAGAGCGGGGCACCTTTCGCTTAGGAGGCGACCCACCATGAACAC